GTTCATGTTTAAAATCCATGGGGAATTGAAGTGAAAGTGCGCAAAATCATTCAGGCGTCCGTGCTGGCCAGCAGCCTGGTGCTTTCACCATTGGCTCAGGCCATTCAGGCCAAAGCACCTGCCAGCCAATCAGCGATCGCTACCAATGCGCCAGTGTTGCAGGTGACTGCAGCGCAGAACGCGCAGGCAGTTGCTGATCACAACGCCGGCCAGCTCAGTCTGTTCGACCCTGGCGAAGTCTTGCTGGGTTATCAGAAACGCTGGATAGCCGACGAAAGCCCTTTAAAAATTGCCGAGAAAAGCCGGCGAACTGGCATTACCTGGGCAGAAGCTTGTGATGCGGTGCTATGTGCATCCACCCGGCGCCAGGATGGCGGCTGCAACCATTTCTATGTGGGCAGCAACAAAGAGATGGCCCGCGAGTTTATCGAAGCGGCGGCCATGTGGGCGCGGGTCTTTAATAAAGCCGGTTCAGAAATTCAGGAAGAGCTGTTTGTTGATGATGGCCAAGAAGGCAAAGAGATCCTGACCTTTGTCGTGCACTTTGCCAGCGGCTACAAGATTCAGGCGTTAAGCTCCAACCCGTCGAACCTTCGCGGTATGCAGGGTAATGTCACCATCGACGAAGCCGCATTCCACGAACGTCTGGCCGAAGTATTAAAAGCCGCCCTGGCACTGACCATGTGGGGCAGCAAAGTCCGTTTAATCAGTACTCATAACGGCATTGAAAACCTGTTTAACCAGCTAGTTCAAGACAGCCGCGCCGGCAAAAAACGCTACTCAATCCATACCATCACGCTTGATGATGCCTGCCGCGATGGCTTGTATCAGCGCATCTGCCAGACACGAAAGCTCAGCTGGAGCATGGAAAAGGAAATCGAGTGGAAGGAAGGTCTGCTTAAAGACACCGCCACCGAAGAAGATGCGCTGGAAGAATATTTCTGTGTGCCAAAGGCTGGCGCTGGCATCTATTTGAAACGCACGCTCATTGAGCGCGCCATGGTCAAAGACCACAGTATTCCGATTGTACGATTTACGGCGCCCAAAGACTTTGAGCTGTTATCTGATGCAGACCGGCAGCGCATTGTCAGTGAATGGCTGGAAAACAATGTGCAGTTTTTGCTGGAGCAGCTGCCGGCGAACTGCCGGCATGTATTCGGCGAGGACTTTGCCCGCAAAGGTGACTTGTCAGTATTTGTACCATTAACCATCCGGCCGAACCTGACCAAACGGGTGCCATTTGTCGTTGAGATCTCCAACGGCACTTATGAAGCTCAACGCCAAATCCTGATGTACATCATGGAGCGCCTGCCGCGCTTTACTGGGGCAGCATTTGATAGCACCGGTAACGGCGGGTATTTGGCTGAAACGGCTAGGCTGAAGTTTGGCACTGAAATGGTCGATTGCGTGATGCTAAGCCAAGCCTGGTATCGGGAGTGGATGCCCAAGCTTAAAGCCGAGTTTGACGATGGCTTTATCGAGATCCCGCGTCACCAGGACATCCTTGACGACCTTTGCAAAATCCAGCTGAAAAACGGCGTGCCACAAATTGAGAAAGGCTCCGGCAAAGGCACGGATGGCCAGCAGCGCCACGGTGACTTTGCAGTTGCGCTGGCCATGGCCGTTCGCGCCAGTTGGATGGAAGGTGGCGAAATCGACTTCACCTCAATCACAGCACTAACACAAAACAAAGACTCCCCCTCAGAAATGCAATCCTCATCAGGATGTTGGTAATGCAAACAGATAAAAATGGCACCATGTTCCGGGTGCGAGAGAAACAAAAACAGACCGATAACAGCCCGCGCATTCTGCAGCTGCGCCGGGAGTTCGCCGAACATCCAAGCCGTGGTTTAACGCCGATGACTCTGGCGGCCATTATGACGGATGCAGAGCAGGGCAACTTACTGGCGCAGTGTTACCTGGCTGAAGACGTTGAAGAAAAAGACGGCCATATCTATGCCGAGCTGTTCAAACGCCGGATGGCGCTGACCAGTGTGCCGTATCGTATTGAACCACCACGCAACGCCAGTGCCCAGGAAAAGAAAGACGCCGCCACCTACAACGATGTGTTGTCCGATATCCCCAACTTTGAAGATGTGATCTTCAATATGGCCGACGGTATTTTAAAGGGCTTCAGCAATCTGGAGTTTCACTGGGAGCGCTATAACGACTTTCGCTTGCCGGCGGATTTTCAGCACCGGCCGGCTACATGGTTCCAGTTATCTCCGCATAATCAGGACCAGTTGGTGCTGCGTAACGGCACTTCTGAAGGCGAAGCGCTGGCGCAGTTCGGCTGGATCCAGCATCGCCACGCTGCCAAAAGTGGTTACGTCGCCCGCACAGGTTTGATTCGCCAATTAGCCTGGCCATTTATCTTTAAGAACTATTCGGTACGAGACCTTGCCGAGTTCTTGGAGATCTATGGCATCCCGATCCGGATTGGTAAATATCCGGCCGGCGCCAGTGATGATGAAAAGAACCGGCTGCTGCAGGCCGTCTGGAGTGTTGGCCACAACAGTGCCGGCATTATGCCAAAGGGCATGGAAATGGATTTTGTCGAAGCGGCCAAAGGCGGCGGCGATCCGTTTTTGAGCATGATGTCCTGGTGTGAGCGCGTCCAATCCAAGGTTATTTTGGGCCAGACATTAACAGCACAGGTTGACAGTACCGGCAGCCAGGCGCTGGGGAATGTACACAATGAAGTCCGGCTTGATATCCGAAATCATGACTTGCGCCAACTGGCCAGCACGCTAAATCGCGATTTACTGTGGCCAATGCATATGCTGAACGGCAAATCGTACACCGGCGACCCGCGCCGGATGCCGCAGCTGAAATTTGATATCGAGGAAGCCGAAGATATCAAGCTGTTCAGTGAAGCGTTGCCAGCTTTGGCCAATGCCGGTATGAGGATCCCAACAGCCTGGGCACATCAAAAATTATCAATCCCGTTACCGGAGAACGACGAACCGGTGCTGGGAGCACAAGCACCAGTTGTACCAGCAAAAGAGAAAGCGGCAGCGCTGACAAGGGCCATAGCCAGCCTGAAAGCCGAATTGCCTGAACAAGACATTGCTGACCAGCTTGCGGCACAGCTGCGAGCAAAAGCAGCGCCAGTGATGGGCAAGTTGTTAAAGCCAATTGAAGAATTGGTCGCGAACGCCACCAGCCTGGAAGACTTGCTGCAGCAACTGCTGACACTTGAAGGCAAGCTGGATGAATCAGAACTGGCCGAAGTGATGCAGCTGGCGCTGAGTGCGGCAGAAATGGGTGGCCGGTTTGATGTTGCTGTGGGGAACTGATGCCAACACCACCCCCAAATACCGCTCAGTACGGCAGCTTGCCATTTAAAGAAGCCATCGCGTTTTTCCGGGCCAAAACCAATCTGCCCAGTGAGCGCTGGGCAGATATCTGGCGCGAGCAGCACAACGTCGGTTTTATGGTTGCCGGTGCGATGAAGACCGATTTACTGGCTGATTTACGCCAGGCGGTGGATGCAGCTATCGCCGAAGGGCGCAGTTTAAAGTGGTTTCAACGCGAGTTTAAAAACATTGTGAAACGCACCGGTTGGGAACATACCGGCGATGCCGCCTGGCGGGCGCGGACCATTTACGACACCAATATGCGCCAGGCTTATAACGCAGGTCGTTATCAGCAACTGCAGCAGTTTGAATTCTGGCGTTATGTGCATGGTGATAGCCGATATCCGCGCCCAGCACACCAGGCTAAACACGGCTTGGTTTTACCTAAGACTGCAGCCTTTTGGCAGGTATGGTTTCCGCAGAACGGCTGGGGCTGTAAGTGCAAAGTTATTGGCGAGACTAAACAAAGTCTGGAGCGAAAAGGCCTGAAGGTTTCCGACGAACCAGAAATCGAGCGCCGTGAATGGGTCGATAAAAAGACCGGCGAAGTGCACCTGGTACCAAAAGGCATTGATCCAGGGTTTGACTATGCACCCGGCGCAAGCAAACCCAGTGAGCAAGTAAAACAGCAACTGGATGACAAGTTACCTCTGGCAGAGCGTTTACCAGACCGGTTAGTTCCTTCAGCTTTTAGCACGGTGCCAGGTGTAAATATCCATCGGCTGAATGAGAAACTGACAGAACTCGCAGCAACCTCTGCTGGCCCACAAGTGCAGCTGTTGTCGCAGTTCCTGCAAAAGCATGACATCAAAACGATGTTCATTACCCAAGCTCAGATGAACCCCAAGGCGATTGCGGCAGCCAAGCTACGTGGAGATATACAGGATTATCTCTCCAGCGAGTTGGGTTATCACCCGATGAATCTGTATACACTCAGAGAGTTTGAGCAGGCTGCTGGGTTCACCGCGCCAGATTTTAATCACGTAGTGATTAAGGCCGGCGTAAGCTCGATGTTAAGTCGAACTGTTGTCAGTGAGTTGCAGCAAGCAGTAAATGCTGTGATAAGACTAAAAGCTGCGGAACGGCCGGCGTTTACGTTGTCAAATATTATTAGTAAGTACGCCACGAATGGCGAAGACGCAGTGTTGCTGACCAATTGGTTACATGAGATTGGCCACCAGTTGCATTATAAAACAGGTGGCGGCATACCAAAGTCTTTGAGCAAATATTGGCTAACCGAATATCAGCTGACCGATTATAAAGAATGGCACGCAGAATTGTTCACACTCTGGGTATTAGACCGGGCCGCGCTCGACGCATGGAATAAGGATGTTGCTGTATACTTCGATGCGCTGATGCGTCAAGTAATGGGAGGCTGATAAATGGCAATCGAAGACATTTTCACGATGCTGGAAAATGGCACCTATCCACCGGCGGAGCTAACGCCTTTGAGTGACCAGGCGTTTGCATTGTTAAAAACCGATCTGCCATTTAGGGAAAAGTGGATGCAGATCCAAATATTGTCAAAGCAAGTACGAC